AGATGGAAGCTTCTCAGAAGGAATCCGAACCAGAAGGACAGGGACTTGCAAACCTTGATTCAGAAGTAGAGGACACCCCAGAAGAGAAAGAAGAAACTGTTGAGACTTCACCCCCTGAATCTCAGGACACTGAAGAATCAAGTCAAGCGGATGAAGAGATTCAAACCGAAGTAGAGAATGAACAAGTGGAGGATGATCAGGAGACTGTGTCATCTAAACAGTGGGAGGAACGGTACAAGAACGCTCAGGCGAGAATGACCAAAGCCACCCAACATGAGAAAGAGCTTGAGAAAAAGATCTCTGAGTTAACCGATAAGGTTAAGGCAATGGAATCACTGAAGAGTGAGACCAGAGTTGAGAAGCAGATGGAAGAAGTAGGCGTCGACCTCTCTGAGATAATGAAAGATTATCCAGAGTTAGTGAAGCCCCTTCAGAGTTATGTGGATACAGCTTTTGCCAAACTGAATCAGAAGTTTGAAAAAACTACTCAGGAATTAACGAAAGTTCAACAGGACGACTTGGTCCGTGAGCACAAAGCTAAGTTAGCTAAAGCCCACCCAGACTATGTCCAGATAGCCAACTCAGAGGATTTTAATCTGTGGCTAGAAAGACAAAGCCCGGTATGGCAGCAGGTAGCAGAAAGCGGCGGGGCTGACGACACCATCGAACTGCTCTCACGTTATAAAAACGCACTTGGTATCACTACTACTCCGGAGGTTTCTAAAGCAGACTTGGTTGAAAAAGCAAAGCAAAACGCTGAGCCGAATCTACCAAAAGCTAGGAAACAAAATATTGGGAGTAGTAAAAAGATTTGGACTGCTGCTGAGATTGGTAAGTTGAACGATAAACAGTTCCGTAAATACGAAGCTGAGATTGATTTAGCTCACCGAGAAGGCAGAGTAAGACCATAAATTTTTACTGCAAATTTTTGAAATTGACATTAAAAAATTAGGAGTAAATAATGGCATATTCATCAAGTAGTGGAAGTTTTTCTTTCGCAGCTGGAGAACAGCATTTCATTCCAGAAGTCTTTTCTAAAAAATTACAAGCTAAGTTTTACGCACAGACAGTTTTATCTGAGGTAACAACTAACGAGTATGAAGGAGAAATTTCTGGGTTAGGTAACAAAGTAAACATAAGAACAGTACCAGCAGTAACAGTTGCTGACTACACAGGTTCTTTGTCTTACTCTGATGTAACATCTAGCACTATTGAGTTAGACATCAACAAAGCTAAAAGCTATGCTTTTAAAGTTGACGATATCTTAAGAATGCAAGCTGATATTGATTTCATGAACGAGGCAGCACAAGATGCAGCTCAGAACATGAAAATCGCTATTGAGCAAGATGTGTTCGCAAACGTAGCGGCTGGTTCGTCTTTAACAGACATCAACTCTACACCTGCTGACATCACATCAAGCACAGTGCTTGGTCACATTCTTTCTGCTGGAGAGCAGTTGGACGACAACAATATTCCTGAAGACGGAAGATTTATGATTGTCAACCCAGCGGTTGCTACTCTAATTAAGCAGTCAGAACTAAGACAAGCTTACTTAACTGGTGATAGCGTTTCACCTTTAAGAAATGGCTTCATTGGAAAAATTGATAGATTCGACATGTACGTATCTAACAATCTGTCTACAACATCAGGTGTAACATCTGGTCTTTATGGACATCCAAAAGCTATTGCTTATGCATCTCAAATGACTAACACTGAAACTGTAAGACTTGAGTCTTCATTCGGTGATGGCGTTAGAGGTTTGGCTGTATACGGATACAAAGTTGTCCTACCTACAGCTATAGGTGAATTCAAGCTACAAGTTGCTTAATTAACCACCCCGGGGAGCTTCGGCTCCCCACTTTTTTGTGATACCTTATTCATATTTACTATAGGAATTTACTATGAACAAAGACGAACTAGTTGAACACGCCAAAGCAGAATTTGGTGTAGACCTTGACAAAAAAACAAAACTTGCCGATCTAGAGGCTCAGGTAGAAAATCTTCAAAAGAAAAAGCCACAGCCAAAGTCAGAACCGAAGAAGGGCAGTAATGACCCTATTGCTTCTAAAGGCGAGCATGGAAAAGTTGTACCGTGGAACCCTGCACACAGGGCAGAGTACTGGCAATTTATCTATGACGAAAGATCTCTTTCAGAAGAAGAGAGAAAATTACTAGGTCTCTAACGTGGCAACGGTTCGGGTCATTGATGTCATTGATAAGGCAGAAGAGATTTTACAGGACACATCAAACGTACGCTGGTCCCAGCAAACTCTTTTAAATTATTTAAATGACGGACAAAGAGAGATTGTTCTCTTTAGACCCGATGCCAGCACAACGAACGAGTCTTTTACGTTGGCTGAATCAGCCAAACAAACATTACCCGTAAGTGGCTTAAGGCTTTTAGACATATATAAAAATCTTAGCCCTAACAAAACGCCTGTTACTATCATTGAAAGAAAGATATTAGATGATCAGGTAGATGACTGGTACTCATCCACAGGTCTAGCCGTGGAACATTATATTTATAACCCGGTAGATCCTAAGTCATTTTATGTATATCCATACCCATCTGACAGTGGTCATACTATAGAGATTATTTATAGTTCCTCACCATCAAATATAACTATTAGTGATTTTACAACAGATAGTACAACCATAGGGTTGGATGATACTTACGCTAATGCTATCTTAGATTATATGCTTTACAGGTCATACCAGAAAGATTCTGAGTATGCAGGAGACCTACAAAGGTCAGCTTCATATTACGCATCTTTTCAAAATGGACTAGGCATTAAAACACAGGCGGACGCAGGATCTCAGCCAAGACCAGCAACGCCAGCACAGGACACTTAGTAAATGGCAGTATCAAAGAAAATAGAAACGCTGGTTCCTAAAGTTAGAAGGGAGGCACCGAACTGTCCGAAGTTTATAATACTTGATGAATTAAGAAATACATTAATTGATTTTTGTATTAACACAGATATTTATATGCAAGACATCACTCCATTTGTGGTAGTTGCAAATGTAAATGAATATGACGCCAGCGACTTAGATATACCACCGGGAGCGGAGCTCAATCACATCATTGATATCTTTAGATCCAGATCTGATTCCACCATTACTCAGATATCACAAAAGAAATTGGTCCCCATAGAAGCAAAAGCACAAATAGGATCTCAGTCTATTTTTAGTGTTTATGGAAAAGGTAGGGTTGATTACTACACACAAAAAGACCAAGAAACAATTTTAGTAGCACCAACACCAGAGGCAACAGAAACTCTTTATGCTTTATACAGCTTAAAGCCAAAACAAACAGCTACAACCATTCCTAACATTATTGCTAACGAATACCAAGAAGTTATTGTTCATGGTGCACTTTATAGACTACAGATGATGAAAGACTCACCTTGGTCAGATATTCAGGCTGCCGATTTAAACAAAAGGATGTATGATAAGGGAGAGGCTTTAGCAGTTAGAAAAACAAAATATGGAAATGTTGGAGCTAACTTAACTGTTAAATATCAGGAGTTTGGATACTAATGGCATATTCAGCAAATTTAAAATTAGTTGTGGGAGACACACTTCCAGAACTTACCATCACATTAAAGGACTCAAACACAGCTGCGTCTGGTCAAACCTTAGACCCAGAGGACGCATCAACCTTCGCACCGATAGATATAACCAGCGGCACCGTAAGGCTTAGGGTTAGAGAGATAGGAACAACGACGGTGCTAAAAACAGTTCTTTGTACAATAACAGACTCAACAAACGGTGTCTGCACAATGATATTTCCAAGCGATACTTTTTCTTCAGCCGGACTTTATGAGGGCGAGGTTGAATTTACAAAGTCAGATGGAAACATTCAAACAGTTAACGATCTAATAAAATTTACCGTAAGAGATGATTTTGACTGATGGCACTGACAATATCAGTATCATTCGCCAGTCTACATCTAACGGTAGATAAGCAAGAGCTTGCGTCCCTAAGTCCTACCGCAGGATCTTCAACAACCCTTTTATCTTTTGTAGATCTTAAAAACACCCTCTCGTTTGTTAGACTTGTTGCTACAGACATAAGACTAGATCCAGA